TAATGGTTCTGGCAAGTTAATCATTGTCGGCACAACTAAAAAAGGTGAAATTGTTAGATGGATCGGTAATATTACAATTGATAAAACTCTCACTAATACCTCTAAAGTTAGATTCTATTTAGGTCCAACATTAGAAGCAAGATCATTGTTATATCCAGTCGTTGATGTAGGACAAGCTAGTAATACAGATCCTCCTACAATTTATAAAATTCCCAGTGCCACAGTTACATTAAAAAGTATTGTATTTAGTGTATCCGTAGTAACTGGCGGTGCAGGATATACTTCAGTTCCAATTGTAACTATTCCCGGAGCCGTGGCAATTGCAACTATTAATGCAACTTTAGGAATAGTAACTAGTATAGCGGTAACAGATGGTGGATCTGGATATACTACCAATCCATCCGTAACTATTACTGGTGGAGGAGCTACTACAGATGCAACTGCTGCATCACAAATTACAAATGCAATTTCTTCTGTAGATATAACGGATGTGGGGGGTGGATATACTTCTCCTCCAGATGTATCTTTTTTAGGAGTTGGCACAGGAGCTACAGCTATAGCAGATCTTATAGATGGTAAAGTTGCACATGTTGTAGTGACAAATGGAGGTTATGGATATACAACAAATACAAAGGTAAACTTTTCTAATCCTAATACAGCAGTCATTCCATTATTAAATACTCCTATATCATTTTCAGCATCGTTTTATGCATATGCTGTAAATCCTCATAGTAATATAAATTCCTTAACAGTAGATAGAAAACGAACAGATATTGATTACAGATTGGTTGCGGTGGGTCTTTCTGATTTTGATATATCCTCAACCTTATTTCCAACCAGTTCCTTCAATACGCAGATGGAAGGAAGTTTAATAACACTTAATATAAAGAAAATATTATCCCCACCATCACAAACAGAAACAATAGCAATAGAAAGCAATATAATAAAGAATGTATTTACTATTAAAAAAGTTATTAATAGTACAACTATAATCTTGGATGATTCATTTTATTATCAAATTGGAAAGGATCAGATTGTTACAGATATATTTGATGCAACATTTACTTCTTCATATAATTTTATACAATATAATACAAATAAAGAATCAAATTTAACTTATCAAGCTGATGCGGGGTCTCCCCAATCTATAGTAAAAGACTCTTATGCTGAAATAACATATAGAAATTTAAAAACGTATTCTGGGTTTGTTGCTAGACATAAATTATATAGAAGAAGCCTATTCCATCCAGGAGAGTTTCAATTAGTATCTGATGAACCACTTGGAGCAATAGAACTTTTAACTGATATTATTACGTTTAATAAAGCATATACTAAGTTAGGAGTATTTTATAATCAAGTTCATACAAATAAATATTGGATTCCGAGTGATCCTGCTTCTATATCTGTAACATCTCAAACATTTCCTATAAATTCGGGATATATTACTTCTTCTATTCCAATTGATATGGATGGTAATAAATATGTTATTCTCAAAACTGATTCCATAGGAATAACACAAGATAATATATATTATCCATATGATGAAACAGAATTTAATAATTTAACAGGAAAATCATATAATTCTAATTTTATAAGTTTAAAAAGGAATGTATTATATATTCTTTCTACAAATGTAATAATAGACAAAAATATCGAAGACAAATCTGCAAAAGTATCATTTTATTTTACTAGTTCAATTCCAAAAATTCAGTTGGAAAAATCTTTTGAATTGGCGTATGGATTAAAACTCGGAGAAGTATCTACTAAAGAACAAACTAAAATAAAATATTTTAGTAATAAACAAACATTTTACTTTACTCCTTCTGAAGATTATTATGGAACGTTAATTGTAGTACCATATCATTGTAATGTGACTCTATCTGAAGTATCTCTAAAAGTATATGGAGATTATGGATTTTCTCCAGATGCTTTAATTATTAGAATACCGTTTCCTGTTAATATTAAACAAGAAGCATTCGAAATTAAAGCAGAATTATTTGATATTAATCACTCTTTAATTTTTTCAAATTTAAGAGCAAATCAAACATTTGATGAAGACGGAGTTAGCTTAAATGCACCAAGTAATTTTTCATCTGTATTCTATATTTCGCCCGATTCAACTGCTAATATATCGCTCAGAACTACTTATGTAAGTAATCTAAGTGCTGCTGATAGTTTTTATCTACCAGATCTACAACTAGCAAGTGGCAATTCATCAAGACTTGTTGGATGGGTATTTCCAGATGGAAGTCCAGAATCAAATAAACTGGTTTATACCGATATTTCAAATATATCTGTTGTTCCTACAAATAATGATGGAGTTGTAACTACAGATGATTATATTAATGTTACTACTATAAATGGATTAGTTACACATAATGGGAGATCTATAATTGTGAGATATACAGGAAGTAATGCCCCAGGTGGATCACATGGTAAACGAATATGGATAAATATACCAGGAACTAAAACTACGTTTTCTTAAATTTCGTAGTTTTTATATAAAAATTTTGATATATAAAATAAACTAATAAAGTTATGGATAAAAAATATAAAGGAAAAAGCAACATATCGATCGTTCAAGATTATTTAAGCGGAACAAGACCTTTTGTTCAAGTAGGATATATTCCAAAAAAAATAAAAAGAAGTGTAGGAGAAGAATGGCAAGGATCTGATGGAATAACCTGGAGACAAGAAGTTGGATATAAAAAAAGAATTAACGAACAGGCAGATATTATACATGATGCGATAAAAGAAAAATGCAAATGTGGTCAAATTATTAAATGGGGATCTAAACGAGATAAAATTTTCTTCAACCGCACAGGGCTTTGTGAAAATTGTATTATAGATTATGAAACAAAACTTCGCATTGTTGGAATCTATCCATATTATGAAACATATAAAATGGTTTCTTTTGAAATTGGTTATACCAAAGACATTAAAGAAAAATTAACCGATGTTATACGATTCTTCAATAAAAATTCAGGAGATGTAGAAATGATATGTAATTCCGAAGGATTTATCGAGAGATGGAAAGATACTAATAAAAATGAAATTTTAGAAGAAACTAAAAAGGATCTAAAATTGATTCATAAACGAATTGCAGGACTTATAAAAATAAAAAATGAAGTAAAGAAAAAATATAAAGAATCTGCTAAGAAATATAATCTAGAGGTCTATGTCTGATACTTTAAGCAAACCTAAAGTCTCTTATCAAGATTTAATTAAACAAGAGTACAAAAAATGTGCGGATTCAGCGGTGTACTTTATGCGACATTATGTTAAAATCCAACATGTTAAAAGAGGAACTATATTGTTTGATCTATACCCATTCCAAGTCGAAACTCTTCAATCATTTAGTGATTTTAAAAATAATATCATATTGAAATCTCGACAAATGGGAATATCAACTCTTGTCGCATCATATTCTCTGTGGTTAATGATATTTAATAAAGATCAAAATATACTTATAATTTCTCTCAAACAAGAAGATGCTATCGATGTACTGTCAAAAGCTACCTTCGCAAATGAACATCTCCCCACATGGCTGAAAGTTCAATGTATAGAAAATAATAAAAAATCTGTAAGATTTTCAAATGGATCACAAATAAGAGCAGCTTCTACTACTAAAAAATCAGGAGTTGGAAAAGCTTTGAATTTATTAATTATTGATGAATGTTTGACTTTTTATAATACTGTTTATGTACGTAATAAATTGACAAAAGAAATAAAAACGGTTAATATCGGAGAATTATATGAGAATTCTAAATTTAAAGATATTAATGAATGGGAAGTATTAACTCCTTCTGGATGGAGTGATTTTAAATCTGTTTCTAAATTGAAGAAAAATTGTTATTTAAGAATTACATTTGAAGATAAATCGTGGGTAGAATGTTCTGAAAATCATAAATGGAAATTAACTTCAGGAGATTTTATTTATTCAAAAGATTTAAAAAAAAGAATGGAATTACTTGGAAAAGATAACAAAAACAAAATTGTAAAATCAAAAAGAAAATTTAATAAAAAAGTTGATCTATATGATTTGAATGATGTTGAAAAAGGAAGAGAATTCTATGCTAATGATATAGTATCAAGTAATTGTGCTCTTATTGATGATGCAACTGAATTGTGGTCTTCAGCATCTCCTGCTCTTAGTACTGGTGGACATTGTATTCTATTGTCGTGTGTTACAAAAGATACGATGGTTATAACAACTGAAGGAATTAAAGAAATTGATGACTTTATTGATTATTCCAAAAGTGGGGGATATAATACAAAAGAATATGGTATATTAGGTGTAAATGGAATTAGGTACGGAAATTTATTCCATAATAATGGTAAACAGAAAACCAATATTATAAAAACAAAGTTTTCCGAGATAGAATGTACCGACAATCATAAGTTATGGGCCTATAAGAAAAAAGATGAAAAATATGGGTGGTATGAAACTTGTGATTTAGAAATAGGAGATTATTTATCGTTACAATATGGAATTAATAAGTGGGGAAATAATGATGATGTGTATGATTTTAATCCATCTGTCTCATCAAAAATCCATTCTCCATTTTATATAGATAAATTAACCCCCGACATTTGTTATTTATTGGGACTGTATATCTCAGAGGGGAGTATATATAAAACCTTAAATAAAGATAATATATTAATCGGTGGAAATTTAACTATTACATGTGGAGATGATATTTCATGGATATTTGACAAATTAAAATTAGTATATAATTGTTGGAATGGAATACACTATACAGTATCAAATAAAAATTTTATAGAGTTCATGGAACATATTGGATTTGATTTATCAAATAAAGCAAATAATAAATGTATTCCAAAATCATTGTTGAAAATGGGGGAGGAAAATATTAGATGGTTATTAAGAGGAATTTTCGACGGTGACGGTTGTGCTACTAAAAAATATGTAAAACTTACTTCTACCTCGAAAAAACTCATTGACCAAGTTAGAATGATATTATCAAATTTTGGCATTCTTGGTAGTATTGTATTCGAAACTAAAGAAAATCTTAATATAAGAGGTAATAAAATAAAACATAATTATGATGTATATAATATTGAAATATATGGGAGATATGCGTTAAAATTTCATAATATAATTGGATTTAATTTGGAAAGAAAACAAAAATTTATTTCAAATCGTTTATCCGAGAATTTATCCAGATCGTGTAGCCGAGATATTATTCCAAATTCGTTCCAGTTGGTAAGGGAATTAATTAAAGTTTCTGATTTAACGTATGACGAAATTAAAAAATTACATGGAATATCATTATATGCATATCGAAGAAAACAATATAAAACAAATGATATATCACGCCAAAATGTAATTTTATTGTACTCATTATTCTCTCATAAATTAGATTATCAACTCAAAGAATATTGGGACAAGATACTTAATGAACATGTTGTTTGGTGTGAAATTACGTCAATCATTCCATCAGAAAATGAAACCTATGATGTCTCTTTACCGGAAAACAAAGATGATTTCTGGTGTCATTCTGTAATTTATAATGGGGTAATAGGACATCAAACTCCGAGAGGAATTGGCAGCTTTTATCATAAAATGTGGCAAGGAGCAGAAGAAAATAATGATGGAAATGTTGGTAAAAATGGATTCCACCCCATTAAATTACCGTGGCACTTACACCCTGAAAGAAATGATGAATGGAGAGAAATAGAAGGAAATAAACAACCAAGCCCAAAAGAAGCAGCAAGAGAATTTGATTGCGACTTTAGTACTTCAGGAGATAGTGTAGTCGATTTGCTAATTATTGAATTTTATAGAAAAACATTCCAAAAAGATCCAATCGAAATACGAGGAATAGATAAAGGATTGTGGATATGGCAATATCCAGATTATTCACAAACATATATTGTATGTTTACCATCTGGAGAAAGTGTGTTGACATCTGTAGGAATTAAAAAAATAGAAGATATAACATATAATGATATGTTGGTAGATGAGTCTGGTCATTTTACAAAAATAGAAGATATAAAAGTTAGACCATATAAAGGAAAAATATATGAGCTTAGAGTATCTAATACATTTAGAACGACGAAATTTACAGGTGAACATCCGATTTTAATTAGTAAGCAATCTCAGATTAAAAGAATGTATAGAAAAGATAATAAAGAATATAGTTTTAATCAAAGATACTGGGAACATTCGTTTGATTTCTGCCATGCCAGCGAAGTAGATGTGGGAGATTGGGTCAAATTTCCAAATATATATAATAAAAAAACAGATGTAGATTTAAACAAAATATGGAATGAATTTGAAAATATAGGAAGAATAGATTTTAAAATTAAAAATAATCCTCTGTTAGAAAATGATTTCTGGTGGTTAGTTGGAATATGGCTGGCAGAAGGATGGACCTATAACAATAAACTTGGATTTACTACTATATATACTGCACATAATTGTAAAGAAATAGAAATTATAAATAAAATAAAAGATATATCGTGGAGATTGTTTGAAAGAAAAGTTACGATTACGGAAAAAGAATTTAATACAACTCAATGCCAGTTCAATTCG